GGGGCGGACTCTGGCATATGATCGTTTGGACGGTCATCTCACCGCCTGCGGAGGGAGGTGAGATGGATGGATAACTGGATCATGCTGGCTCTGGCAGCCTGCAGCGCGACGACGATCATGCGCGCAATCTGCCGTCTGGATAACCCGGACAAAAAGAGACCGCTCTCGGCTGGCACCCGAGAGCGGCGGAGGATGGACACACGTCCGATCCATTGACTTGGACACCTTTAGTGTATCAGACTTCACAGTTATTCGCAAGGGGGCGATAGAAAAAATGTTAGATATTTTGGTCTGCAAGGCCGAAATCGCGATGGAATACGGCATCGACGCCGCCGTCCTCCTGCACAATATGGTCTACTGGGTGCAGAAAAATGCCGCCGAGGGGCGGCACATGCACTCGGGGCGCTACTGGACGTATAACAGCGTCGCCGGTCTGCACGAGCTCTTTCCGGTGTGGACGCGAGCGAAGCTCCGGCGGCTGCTCCAGAAGTGTGAGGAGGACGGCCTGCTGCTGGTCGGCAACTACAGTGACGATCCGCTCGACCGGACAAAATGGTACTCTCCATCGGACAAGATTTTGTGCTACTACACGGGCGCTCCGCCGATTTGTCAAAATCAGCAAATGCATTTGTCGGAATCAGCACTTGCATGTGCCGAAAATAGCAAATGTTATAATGATCAAAGCTTACCAAAGGTTACACCCCCCTATAGCCCCCCCGAGGGGGGCAAGCGTAAGCGCAAACGCAAAGAGCCAAAGGCGGAGCCGAACTGGAAGCCGGAACGCTTTGCCAGGCTCTGGGCCCTATACCCCTGCGGCAAGTCCAAACAGGCGGCAATCGCCGCGTGGGACTCGCTCCGAGCAGACGATGACCTGCTGGAGGCGATGGGACATGCCCTCGTTAAGCAGATGGGCTCGGATGAGTGGCAGCGCGGCGTTGGCATCCCGTACCTGTCGACGTGGATCAACCAGCGGCGCTGGGAGGATGAGGACCGCGCCCCGCAGCGCCCGCCTGACGGGGGCGGGGGAGAGGAGGAGTACGGATGGCAGACCTGATCGCGGCCCCTGTGGGCCGGCTGGAGGCGGAAAACGCCGTGCTTGGCTCGCTGCTCCTCGACGAGCGGCTCGCGGCGTCGATCCTCGCAGCCGTCGACCCCGCGGACATCGCGGATCCTGCTAACCGGAGGATCTTCCAGGCGGCGCGGGCGCTGCTGCGGGACGGCTTGCCCGTCGACCCCGTGACGATCCGCGGCAAGCTCGGCAAGGACAGCGAGGCGCGCCTTGTGCAGCTCCTCGAGGTAACTCCGACAGCCGCCAACTGGCGCGAGTACGCCGATATCATGCACGAGCAGGCGGCGCTCTCTCGGATCCGGGACATTGCGCAGGAGTTGGCGGACGCCCAGACGGTGGACGACTGCCGCGGGCGGATCGCATCCCTCGGCGAGATCCTCGCCGGCGGTGAGGGCGTAGACGCGTGGACGATGGCCGACGCGTACCGATACTTTATGGCCGCACAGTCAGACGAGCACAAGCGGGAGTATATCAGCTACGGCATACGCGAAATCGACGAGGGCACATACACCGAGCCGGGCGACGTCGTCGTGATCGGCGGCGAGCCCTCCAGCGGCAAGACAGCCTTTGCGCTCAAACTGGCCTATCACATGGCACAGCGGCACAACGTGGGCTTTTTCAGCCTCGAGACGGGGCAGGCCAAACTGACAGACCGTCTGGTCTCCGCAGCCGTCGGAATCGACTTTGACGCCATCAAGCGGCAGACGATGGGGGAGGACGACTGGCTGCGCGTTGCGCAGGACGGCGAGAGTTTCACGAGCCGCAAGCTAACGCTGATCCGCGGCTCTGGCATGGGCGTGACGCAGATCCAGTCCGCGAGCAGGTCGTACGGATTTGACGTGATCTTTGTGGACTACGTGCAGCTGATCACCCCGGAGGGCGACCTCCGCGCCAACCAGACACAGGTCGTCGCCGCCATCTCCCGCGCGCTGCACACGTTCGCGCAGTCCACCGGCACGCTGGTGGTGGAGCTTGCGCAGCTCTCTCGCCCGCAGGAGAAGGGCAAGTGGTACGAGCCGGGCATGCGGGATCTCAAGGAGAGTGGCCAGCTTGAGCAGGATGCGGATACGATCATGCTGCTCTACAAGCCCAAGCCGGACGGCGACTTTGATCCGGACAAGACGCGGATTCTCCGGATTGCCAAGCAGAAGGAAGGCCGCCTTGGCAAGTGGCCGCTGATCTTTGACGGCCGGCACCAGCGCTTCGCGGTGATGGTCAATCCGGACGGCCGCTCCGTGGCCCGGAAGCTCCGCGACATGGGCAAGGCCGCAGCTGCCCGCCGCCCGCGGGCAGATGATGGACAGATCAAGCTCGAGGAAATCGAGGAGACCGGCGATGAGCCGTTGTAAGGAGGATCTATGCAGATTGGTGACAGCATCAACTTTGTGCCCTTTGTGATGCGCTACAACAAGGGTAACTCGGAGCTCCAGTCCTCGGCCGTGCCCGGCCGGGTGGTATGGATCCATCCGGAGGGCCGCTACGCGGTCGTGGAGCGCGAGACGAAATATTATACATACCGGGAGTGCATCCCGGCGAAAAGGAGGACCATTGACGATGAGGACAATCGCAATTATGAACCTGAAAGGCGGGGTAGGAAAAACGGTGTCGGCCCTAAATTTGGCCGACGCCCTCCAACGTGCCGGAAAACGGACGCTGCTGGTGGACTGTGACGGGCAGGCCAGCCTGACGCGGTTTTACTTCCCCGACCTCGACCCGGACGGCGTGCCGACGGTGGCGGACGTGCTGGCCGGCACCCACGACCCGTGCTGGGAAAGTAACACCATCCCCATCAGCGACCGCATCGACCTGCTGCCGGCGTCCAGCGCCTTATACGGGCTGGACGTGGCCGCCATCCGCAGCGGGGGCAAAAGGCTGAGCGCCCTGCGGGACCTTCGCGACGCCGTCGCGGGGGACGGCGAGAGGGACTACATGATCTTCGACTGCCCGCCCGGCTTTACGGCGGCCAGCATTGCCGCCCTGATGGCGGCAGACGAGGTGGTGATCCCGATGCTGGTGGATGGCTTCTCTATCTGGGGCGTGAGCGATATGGCCGCGCAGATCAACGGTATTGCGGCTGCCAATCCGCGCATCCGCGTGGCGGGCGTGCTGATTACCCAGTGGCACAACTCGGAGGTCGTCCGCCAGGGCGAGCAGCTCCTTCGTAGCTTGTCCGTGCCGGTATTCCGGACGGTGATCCGCCGCACGGACAAGGTCCCCGAGTCCACCTTTGATCGGACACCGATTATGGGTTACAGCCCCCGCAGCGCCGCCAGCGCGGACTACTGCAGCTGGGTGTCCGAGTACCTGCACGAGGAGGTGCGCAATGGCCAAGTTTGATTTGGGCGCATTTGCCCAGACGCTCCAGTCGGTGCCCAATTCGGGCACATCCGGCGCCGAACGGATCGAGTACATCCCGCTCACAGAGCTGCACGCCGACAAGCGCAATTTTTACGCGCTCTCCGGCGTCGAGGATCTCGCCGCCAATATCCAGCTCTGCGGTCTGATGGATCCGCTCCGCGTCCGCAAGGCGGATGACGGCTATACGATCGTCTCCGGGCACCGACGCTTCGCGGCGCTGTCCCTGCTGGCTAAGGAGGATGATAAGTTTGCCTCCGCCGCCTGTATCGTGGAGCCTGCCGACGTGCCGCAGGCCCTGCAGGAGCTGCGCCTGATCTACGCCAACAGTGATACGCGCCGGATGTCCGGCGCAGACATCAGCAAGCAGGCCGAGCGCGTCGAGGCTCTGCTGTATCAGCTAAAAAAGGACGGCATGGAGTTTCCCGGCCGCATGCGCGACCACGTCGCCGAGGCCTGCAAGGTCTCCAAGTCCAAACTATCCCGGCTGGCCGTCATCCGCGACCGGCTGGCGCCGGATATCCGCAAGGCATACTGGGAGGGCGGCGAGAAAGGCCGCCTCAACGAATCGACCGCCTATGAGCTGGCGCGCTTGCCCGTGGACCTGCAGCGGCAGATCGCGGATCGGTACCGCTGCAAAAATGGCGACTCACCCGGTCTGCGCTGGTTGTCCTCGCGCGTCCCGGAGAAGGCCGCCGAGTGCACAAAGGGCTTTGGCAAACTCCGCTGCCCACAGTCTGGTGAGGGCTGCTCCCACCGCGCGGGGAAGGAGGCGCATATTGTTGCGGCGCTGGTCAAGGATGCCTGGGCGCGGCCGAATTGCAACCGCCTCTGCTGCGCAGACTGCCCGACAATCGCCTCCTGCCGCGATATCTGCCCCAAATGCAAGGACAAGCAACGAAAGATCAAAGCCGAAAATAAGGCCGAGAAGCAGCAGGCGAAGCTCGACCAGGAAGCGCACGACCGCCCCATCATTGATCAGATCCAGGAGTTATGGCGGCGCTTTACCGAGCGCAGACAGGCGGTCGGGATCTCTGCCGCAGAATATGGCAAGCGGCTCGATTGCTCGTATATGGCGAGTATTATCGAGCGGATCGAGGGCGGCGAGACGATCACAACCGGCACGCCGCTGCCTTACGGCTATAATGCGTATTTGAGCGCCGCTACTTACTGGATTGCCGCCGCAGATGCCCTCGGCTGCAGCGTGGACTACCTGATGGGGCGCACGGACGACCCACTTCCGCTTGCACGGCCCGTCGCCGGGCAGCAGATGCTCCCCGCCGGATGGATGCCGGGCGGCACCAATCCCGGGCACCCATGCGAATGCCTTGTGATTGTCGACCTGGACAGCGAGGATTCCCCCGGCAAGTGGGTGAAGCAGACGGCGTACTACAAAGCGGGAAATTATTACTTCGGCCCTGTCCGCAGCAGCAAGATTGAGATGCCAATCCTCGCGTGGATGGAGATCCCCGCATGGGAAAGAGGAGATAAACGATGATTAAGTGTAAGATTGCCAACCGGTGCGTCGAGGTACTTGAGGCCAGCGGATCGACTAAAACGATCGTCGTTGAGGTAGCCGCCCTCATCGCAAATCTGTATTCCGCGCTTTGCAAGTCGGCTGCCGGCCAGGAGCAGTCCAGGCTATTCCGCTTGATGCTCAACCACATCATTACGGCTCCCGACTCACCTGTGTGGGAGCCGGACAGCAACATCGAGGGGATTTTCCTCTCGCGGCCGATTCGGGGGGGCGAAGCCGATGAATAGGATCACGTGGAAACGCCCGAACGGCTCATGGGGTATTAACGGCGTGGATCTCGCCAAGCTCCCGCCCAACGCCTATGGGGCGTTGTGGAAGCTCATGCGGCTGGAGGACTTGATGGACGCGCCGGCCACGAAAACTCGGCAGGCCGCCTGCGGCATGTGCTGCGGCCACGCCAACGACGGCACGCGCAGCGAGTGTGCAGACTGCCCGATCATGGTAATGTCTGTGGGCCTGCTCGCGACGGCCGCCGAACTGGATGCGACGACCAGCTCATACGAGCGGCTCAAGATCGCATGCGAGCGCCGCGGTTCAGAGCTTGCCCGCCTGCGCCGCGAGAAAAGAGGAGGGACTGTAGATTCAGGATCCAAATAGCCGCGTAACTCCTGCCGCCCTCGCGGCTGTGCGGGGTGCTGCTGGAGCAGGAAAGGATGGTGTGCAGGTGATTAACCCGATTCCTGGGGATGAGGATGTCAAGTGGATTGGGTACGGCGGCGCCGTCGTGATAAGCGGCACCTACGACGAGAACATGCTCGAGGAGGCAGAGAAATTCCTGACAGAGCGCGCGGTTACAACTGTTCGCCAGATCATGGAGAGGGACCGGAGCGCGTTCCGCTTCCGAGAAGAAGGAGATGGCGAGGTAGTCGTCGAATGGCGGATCAAAATTCCAAAATTCAACTGGCGGAAGGGGGCGACTGCGAACGAAGGGATTGTAGGCGTATCTCCGACCGACGACAAGCGGAGCGGCCTGAAGCAAAAATATCGAGTTTACAAGGTCGATGACAACGCGCCGGTCGAGGATTGTTTTGTGCTGCGGCCGGGTAAAGAACCCGCGGCGCGGATTGCAATGGAAGCATACGCGAAAGCGACAGAGAACAAAGTGCTTGCGAAGGACATTCTCGCCGCGATTGGAGATTCCGGGCGCGTGGTAGTGCTGCCTGTGCGGCCAGTGCTTACACAAGTGTCGTCGAGTATACTGTACATAATCGATGACGGAGAGATTTACGAGGATGCCCTGTGTTACGCTCTCGTGGGCATGGCAGGAAACGGGCAGACGAACGTAATCTATGAGACGCTTTCCGACCAGATGAGCTTCGACCAGGGAGATATTGGCAAAACTGTATTTCTGACCCGGGAAGAGGCGGAGAAGGCTCTGGAGGAAGAGAGGTGTAGCGATGCCAGAACATAAGAGTATGGCCCGCCCGCGGCTTGCCGACTGTACCAAGGCAGAGCTGATCCAGATTATCAAGCATCTGACAAACGGTGCCGATCAGGATCTCCGGCTCGCCCGCGCGCTGGATTATATCTGGTATCAGCGGACGGATCAACGCATGGATCGCGCCGACGCGCTGGCCGAGCGGGCAGACGAGGCGCGCCGCCGCTATATCGCCCTCCTCGCGCCGTATGAGGGCAAGCGGCTGATGGACATTCCCACCTCCGTCCTCGATCGCGCGCAGCGGCTGCTCGATGAGGCACGGAAGGCAGACAAAGAGTGGGCGAGACTGATGGGGAAGGAGGAGTATAATGGACGACAAGGTCAGGGAGAGTCTTAACGCCGCCATTGTGGCGGCAGCCGGCAAAGCAGATAACGCGGATGATATTGTCGCGCTGGTTGGTGCTGCAATCAGCATGCCGGACAAACTGACATGGCGCGACCATGTCCGGGCGATTAAGGCTGCTTGTAATGCGGCCTCGACGTGTGGGCCGGAGTGCAAACTGCACGACTGGTGTAAGTCGGCGCTCCCGGATGGTGTACCCGCGAAACCGCCGGGGAGCTGGGTGTGCTGATGGAGCGTATCTATTGCGTGCGGCAGCGGGCGGGTCCGCTGGTTAAGGAGTCGCGCGCGATCCGCCCGCGGTTGGCCCAGTATGATAGCCCGTACGAGCGGGCGGAGAAAAATAAGATTCTCCGCCCGCCGCGGGATTCCTCCGTGTGCCGCTCGACGGTGGATCGGCTGGAGCTGCTGCTTGCACTGTTTGGGTATGATGGATGGAGTTACACACTTACGTTCGACGATGAGCACCTCCCGGAGGCGTTCCGGGAGGTGCGGAAGCGGTGGAAATCCCTGTTGCGCCGCATGCGCATCTATCACGGCGGCCCAATGGATTATGTGTATCTGATCGAGGGCAAACATGGCGACCACCGCTATCACCTACACCTGACGGTGCGGTACAGCGATTTCCCACCGACCATCATGGAGGATCTGTGGCGGTTTGGCTTTGTGCAGGGCGAGCCGCTGCTCATGCTCGGGCGCAATCCATATGATACGTACCGCCGCACAGCGCGCTATTACTGCAAGGAGCGGACGGACGGCGTGACGATCCCAATAGACGCCCGCACATGGGTGGCATCCCGATCCCTGCGGGCGCAGCTACCGGAGCCGGAATACTTCCGCGCGGACACGTGCAGCATTGATATCCCGGACGACTGCCGCGTGTATGGGCGCAATCAGGTGGATAATGCCTTTGGACACTATCAGTATGCGTGGTACATCGAGGATGATCCGCAGCACCCGCGCGGCGGCAAAAACGGAACTTATATTAGAAATAGAACTTGAGATATAGTTGAACAACTGACAAATCCGTGAGAAAGGTCGTGAGAGCACTTGCGAACACAACGCGAAAGTGGTAAACTTGTCGTAGTGAACGGATGGGTTACCTGCCCGATCTGCCGACGCAACCGGCGGCTCCTGCGGGTATCGCCGGACACGAGAGCAGATTACCTCCCGGTCTACTGCCGGGACTGCAAACAAGAAATAATCCTGCATATCGAGAGAGGCCAGAGCGTTGAGCGCCGGAGCCCGTGACAGATCCCCGATGAGGGTAGTCATGGTCTCCGGCGCTTTTGTTTTGCCCGGAGGTGATAGCCCGTGAGCCTAAAGCCCCTGAGACCGTGCAGGCATCCTGGGTGTTGTGCCCTGGTGCCTGGTGGCTACTGCTCAGCACATCAGCCGCGGCCGCAGCGCGGCGCCGAAAGCGCGTCCTGGCACTGGATGTACTCGACGCCGGAGTGGCGGGACGATCTCCGCCCCGGTCAGCTCTTACATGAGCCATACTGTCGCGAGTGCGCAAAGCACGGCATGCGCGTCCGCGCCACGGACGTCGACCACATCGAGCCGCACAAGGGCTCGTGGGAGCGATTTACGGATCGCGACAACCTGCAGTCGCTGTGCCACTCATGCCACAGCCGCAAGACGCTCGCGGAAATGCGGCAAAAATAAGCCGGCAATTTTGCCGGCGAAAGTGCCCAATGTGGGCATGCTTGGGCGCATATGCGTAGCGCCCGCGCTTGGCGCGATTCTTTGCAACCCCTCCCCCGGGGTCTCGAAGTTCCTGGGGGAGGGCGTGAGACCGGGCGCCACCTGTCGTGCGCAAAATTTTCCCCATGCGGGAGGAGGAGATCATGAGCAAGAATAATCCCGGGACTGTGAGGGTGTCAGCGGAGGCTCTGACCATGATGCCCATCGACGCATTAGTCCCGTATGCAAACAACGCCAAGCGCCACAGTGCGGCGCAGATATCGCAGATCCGGGCGAGCTTGCGAGAATTTGGCTTTGTCGCCCCGGTCCTCATTGACGAAGACTGCAACATCCTTGCCGGGCATGGCCGGGTCGAGGCCGCAAGGCTCGAGGGTATGGAGGCCGTGCCGTGTGTCTTGGTCACTGAACTGACGGAGGCCCAGCGCAAGGCGTATATCCTGGCAGATAATCGGCTCACGGAAGCCGGCGAGTGGGATTCGGCTATGCTGGAGATCGAGCTGAAGGGCCTGACGGACATGGGGTTCGATACCAAGCTGACTGGGTTTGATTTTGGCAACGAGGTAGCTGGACCCGTCTACGTAAATGGCTATCATAGGGCCGCTCCTGGCTTGGCAGAGCCGGTCGGAGGGCCCGATGCTGACGATGCTGACGATGCTGACGACGCTGACGTTGACATTGATCCTGATGATATTCCCAGTGATTCGGATGAGTATCTTGCCTTCATCGAGAAGTTCCAGCACAAGAAGACACCGGATGACTGTTATACGCCCGCTAAAGTCTATGATGCCGTCCTGCAATGGGCTGTGGAGCATTATCACTTGGAGGATAAGACTGTCGTGCGGCCGTTCTTCCCTGGCGGAGATTATGAGAACTTCCCCTATCCGGATGACTGCGTGGTGATTGACAATCCCCCCTTTTCAATTTTGTCTCAGATCTGCGACTACTACATGGGGCGTGGCATTAAATTTTTCCTGTTTGCCCCGTCACTAACTCTTTTTTCTACGGCCGGCGGCAGGGCGAACTACCTTCCGATCGATGGAGATGTTACATATGAGAACGGGGCACGGGTAAACACGTCTTTTGTCACGAACATGGGGGATTACAAGATTGAAATGGACCCCCAACTGTGTGCTAAAGTCCGTGCCGCAGCTGCAGAGGCCAGAGGGGCGGCCGATCGCCTACGGGTGAAACACATCTACCCCGTTAACCTGCTGAGGTTTGCGGATACCCGCATGGTAAATTACGGCGGCGAACTGCGGCTACGAGCAGATGAGGTGGCCTTTGTTCGTGCGTTGGATAGCCAGAATGGGTCCGGTTTCGGAATTTTCGGTTCGGGCTTTTTGCTTTCAGATCAGGCGGCCGAAAGGAAAAAGGCTGCTGAAGCGATTGCGTCTGTTAACGCTGCCAAGGCGGAGGCTGCGCCAAAAAATGGAATTTTTCGGAGCGTGAATTGAAAATAATTCAGTCGCTCAAGTAATGGAGGTGACAGTGGATGCCAGGTAAACGCCAGCCGACGGATGTACTCCTGCTCAACGGCAAGAAGCACCTGAGTAAGGCAGAAGAGTACGAACGCAGGGCCAGCGAGGTGAAGGCTCCACCGGCCCAGAAGGCTACACCGCCGAAGTGGCTGCCGGAGGTCATGCGCAAGGAGTACCGCAAGATTGGTAAGCAGCTTATTGCACTTGGCCTGTACTCCGACATGGACGCCGATACGCTGGGGCGCTATCTGGTGGCCCATCACCAGTACCTTGCGGCAACCGGGCACGCCAATGCTGCTCTCCGTGATGGTAACGTCGCCAACGCCGACGCATGGGGCCGCATCCAGGATCGCTACTTTAAGCAGGCCCGCAACTGCGCCAACGATCTGGGTCTTACCGTTACCGCCCGCTGCCGCCTGGTGATGCCCTCTGCCCCCGTTGCCGATGATCCGGACGATGAGTTCACCCGGCGGCTTCAGGCGCGGCAGGCGGCGGCCGTGACGGAGGTAGTGTAACATGTTCGACCGCGAGGCGGGGCAGTTTGTCTGCGACTTTGTGGAGCGGCTGCCTACCACCGATACCGGCAAGCCCTTCCAGCTGTATCCGTGGCAGCGGGACGCCATTATGGAGTTTTACTCCACTATGGTGCCCGAATCGGGCACGGACGATCCGGAGCAGCTGATCCGGCAGTACTGGTATCTGTACCTGGAGATCAGCAAGAAAAACGGCAAGAGTGAGCTCGCGGCAGCGCTGGGGATCTATCACCTGATCGGCGACGGCGAGCTCAACGCGGAAGTGTATATCTGCGCTGCAGACAAGGATAACGCGAGTATCGTATTCAACGCCGCCGTGTTTATGCTTACATCCGCGGCGTGGACGGCCAAGATGATCGCCCGCGGCGAGCTTAAAATTGTCGAATCGCAGAAACGCATCATGTACCGCCGCCGCGTCCGCACCGGCAACGGCGGGTGCAAGTGGGTGCCGATTGGCGAGATGCGTGTGCTCTCCAGCGAAGCATACAGCAAACACGGATACAAGCCGAGCTGCGTGATTTTTGACGAGCTGCACGCGCAGCCTAATCGTGACCTGTGGGATATCATGACGGCCGGCGCCGGCTCCGGCCGCAGGCAACCAGCGTGGATCGTGCTGACTACGGCCGGAGACGATCCGGACCGCACGTCCATCGGGTGGGAAATCCATGAGAAAGCTGTCGCTGTCCGCGATGCACGGCAGCTCCGCCGCATACAGGCCGAGGGCGGAGACCCCCGCACGGTGCTGAGCCTGCGGCATGTAGAGGAGTCGGATCTGGCCGAGGCGGAAGCCGCGCTGCTGGAGAGGGATCTTCCAAACTGGCTGCCCGTGCTCTATGGGCTCACGGCCATGTTCGGCGACGACCCAGACGACCTGGCGGACATCGATATATGGGATGAGAACCTGTGGTGTATGTGCAACCCATCCCTCGGCAAGCACCTCCGCCTGCGCAATATCCAGATGGAAGCGAAGGAAGCGCGCCAGAGCGAAGCGGCCGAGAAACTCTTCCGGTGGCTCCGCCTAAACCAGTGGATCTCTGTTAAAGCCGTGGGCTGGATTAGCCTGGCGCTGTACGATAAGACGCAGTGGGGGCCGTCTAAACGGGCGGAGCGCACCGAGTGGCTGGATAGACTCCGCGGCCTTACCTGTTACGGCGGTGTCGACCTCTCCACCTCCAAGGATCTTACGGCGTTCGTGCTGTTGTTCCCGCCGCAGCCGGGGCTTGGCTCTGCTGTGCTGTGGCCGTTTATCTGGCGGCCGCGCGGCACGGCCGAGGAGGCCGAGCGGCGCGACCACGTCCCATACCGAGACTGGGAGCGCGCCGGCTTTTTGGAGATGTGCGAGGGCGACATCATCGACTACTCGATGGTCGAAGAGCGTATCTGGTGGGCAAAGCAGGCGTTTGACCTCAAAATGGTCGGGTTTGACCCGTACTTGTCCCGCACGATTACGCAGCGGCTATCTCCCATTGTGGATATCATTGAGATCCCACAGGACCTCAGGAATATGTCCCCGGCAATGAAGGAAATCGAGGACATGATGACCCGGCACCAGCTGCTCCACGTCCACAACACCTGTTTCCGCTGGACGTTTGGCAATGTGCGAAACTATGTGGACGGCAACGGCAACTGCAAACCGGTAAAGAATAAGTCAACGGGGCGCATCGACCCGGCTGTGGCAAGCATTATCGCCGTGGCGGTGTGGATGATCGCCAGGAACCAGAAACCGGACCTTGCCAGCGCGCTGGATGATCCGGAATTTACCCTGTAGGAGGTGCGCATGAAGCGTATTTTGAGCGCCCTGCGGCGCGCGCTGCCTGAGCTGCTACTGATCACGGCTGGGCTGCTGGTCGCGGCGGGTGTCTGGATGATTTATCCCCCGGCCGGTCTGATCGCGGCGGGCGTGCTACTCGCCGTAGGCGTCGTGCTGGACGCGCTGGGCGAAAGGAGTGATAGCGCATGAACATGATCAAAGGCCTTCGGGCCGCTACTGCACGATCTCCGACGCAGAAGAGCGTGACGGTGGAAACCATGACCGCGGCAGGGCTGGCCTTCTCCAGTGCGGGCTCGCCCGCCTACGAGGCTCGGCAGCTGAGCACGGTGGATCGCTGCATTGAGATCCTGTCAGACAGCGTTGCCAAGCTACCGTCCTATGTGATCGACACCGAGACTCGCGAGCGGGTGCGGCACGGGATCCTGTATCAGCTCAACGTCCGCCCGAACGAGGCGATGACGCCGTTTGTGCGGAAAAAGGTACTGGAGACCAGTCGCCTGGAGGGTGGTGACGCTTATGACTGGATCGTGCGCGATCCGCGCACCGGCCTCCCGGCGGAGCTTATCCCGGTGCCTTGGCAGCTGGTACACCCTTGGCGGGATCTGGCTGGACGCATGTGGTACGATGTTACGCACCCGGTCACCGGGGAGCCGATGCGGCTCCCGCAGGAGGACGTCTGCCACTACAAAAACGCCACCCGCGACGGCATTCGCGGCATCGGTACGCTGCGGCGCGCCGGTGAAGTAGTGTCCACGGCTCGCGCGGCGCAGCAGTACGACCTATCCTACTACGCAAACGGCGGCCAGCCGAGTGGCGTGCTACGCACGGATACGGATCTCGGCGGATACGTCAACGGCCCAGACGGCAAAACGCTGCGCCGCGAGGACGGCACCCCCGTCTCGAAAAAGGATTTGCTCCGGAGCCAGTGGGAGCGCATCCACATGGGTCCCAGCAACAGCCACCGCGTGGCAATTTTGGATCTCGGACTGGACTACAAGCCTCTCTCTGCCAGCAACCGCGACGCGCAATTTGTGGAAAACAAGCAGCTCTCCACAACGGACATTGCCCGCTATTTTGGCGTCCCCCTGTACAAGCTAAACGAGGGCAAGCAGGCATATGGTTCCAACGAACAAAATGCAATCGAGTACGTGGTGGGTACGCTGCACCCCATCATCACGCAGTACGAGGAGGAGCAGACCTACAAGCTCCTCACCAGTAGTGAAATCCAGCGATATGAGATCCGCATCAACATGATGGCGGAGCTCAAAGGCGATACGGCATCCCGCGCCGCATGGTACAAGACCCTGACAGAGCTTTCCGTGTTTTGCCCGGACGACATCTGCGCGCTTGAAGATATCCCAAACGTCCCGGGCGGACACCTGCGGCGGGCGAGCCTGAATTATGTGCCGCTGGATATGTGGGAGGAACTCAGCAGGGCGAGAAATGGCGGCACCGCCGCTGGGAAGGAGGAATGACCTGTGGAAATGATCATGAAATCCGCACGGCTTGAAAAGCAGACGCTCGGAGAGAAGGATCTTACCCTTATCAATGCGCAAACCCTGCGGGAGTTTACGGCAGATGAGGTGTATACGTTCCGCCTGATGGCCTGCGATAACCGCGTGGATCGCGACAACGAACGGTTTACGGATCAGGCGCTCGAGCAGCTGGCTGCGCTCTATGTTGGCCGCCCAGTACTTCGGGACCACAGCTGGAGCGCCGGCATGCAGACCGCACGATGCTACGCCGCCAGCGTGGAGCCGGATGGCGATGCCAAATGCCTGGTGCTGCGCTGCTACATGCCGCGTACGGACGCCACTGCGGACACCATCACCGCCATTGAGGCGGGGATTCTGCGGGAGTGCAGCGTTGGCTGCGCCGTAGCGCACGCCATCTGCTCTATTTGTGGAGTAGATCAGCGCGAGTCGCTGTGCAAGCACTATCCCGGCGTCGAGTACGACGGGCAGGTGTGCCACTTTGATCTCGACGGCGCCGTGGATGCCTACGAGGTTAGCCTTGTGGCTGTCCCGGCACAGCCTGCGGCCGGCGCAATTAAGTCCAAGCGCTACGGCGGCAACGAGCCGCGCACCAACCCGGAGGATGCATGGGCGGACGAGGCCGCCCTGGAAATCGAACGAAACAGATTTTGAAGGAGGTAACCCATATGAGACGCAAGATGAATGATCTGCTCGCGAAGCGCGCCGCAATGCTGACCGAAGCGGAAGCCGCGCTCAAATCCGGCGACCACGACGCCTATACCGCCAAGATAACGGCCGTCGGCAACGTCAACACCGAAATTGGCGAGGTCAAGGCCCTCATCGACGAGCTGGATCGCCAGTTTATGACGAAGGCCCCGGACGCTCGCGAGGAAGCCGATAAGGCCGCCGAGCGTACCAGTATCCTGATGAAAGGCGGCGAGGTGAAGTTCTCGGCCGGCGAGGTGCGTAAGGCCATCACGCTGGCCACCGGCACGCTGGTGGAGCCCACTGGCGTCGGCTCCAATGTGCGCGATATCGTCGGTAGCGCAGTCAGCTCGATTGTTGACCAGGTTGGTGTTGCGGATCTGACCGGCATGGGATCTTATCAGGAGCCCTACGTGATCAGCGAGCTGACCGCCAACGTTAATACCGTTGCGAGTAAGGCTGGCCAAGCCCGCACGGCGAGCACCGATCCGACCTTTGGCGTGGCTGAACTCAAGCCCTATGAGGCTACCGTCACCGCTTACGTTGATCGCAATCTCAGCCGGCTGACCCCTGCCAACTATTACAGCAAGATTTACAGCATGGCGATGCGCGCCCTACGCCGCAAGCTGGCTGGGCTGATCGTTAACGGCGACGCCGAAGCGTCGCATGTGATGTACGGCGTCAAAACGGCCACCAACAAGGCGGGCGCGGCTATCTATGCCACGGAAAATGTCTCTGCGGTGGATGTTGACCTGCTGGATACGCTGTATTTTGCGTACGGCACGGACGACGCGCTTGCTCCCAACGCCCGGCTGCTGCTCACTAAGCAGGATCTCAAGGCGCTCGGCCAGCTGCGCGGTGCGAACGAAAAACTGCGTCTGCTCACGATCGAGCCGGACATGGCAAACCCCAATGTTGGCGTTATCAAGGACGGCGGTGTTAATATCCCCTACACCATCTGCTCCGATCTGACGAGCCTGTCCGGTGCAACCGCATCTGCGGCCGCCGCTATCCAGACGATGTGCTACGGCAGCCCCGCCAATTATCTGCTCGGACTGTTTGGTGACTACTCTATCCGCGTAGATGAGAGCTATAAGGCGGGCGAGCGCCTGCTCACCATCCTGGGTGATGCGATGGTCGGCGGCAACCTGGTGGCCCACAAGGGCTTTGTCGTGGCCACCGTGCCTAAGAGCGGCTCCTAATGGCCGTACTCGACGCTGACCGGCTCGCGGCGCTGACGGCATACTGCCGCATCGACGAGCTCGGGCCGGGCGACTATGAGCTGCTCCATAGCCTGTATAGTGTTGCGGTGGCGTATATGTCCGCAGCCGGCGTGAGCATCCCCGATGACCCGGATCGCAGGGCGGCGTACGATCTGTGCGTCAACTACCTCGTCAGCGATGCGTGGGATCGCCGTAGCCGCGAGCTCTCCGGCGCGACGGCCGAGAATAGGGCATTCCGCGCGCTGCTCAACCAGCTGAAGCTCACTGAGCCGGTGCCCGATTCGGGCACCGGCGGATAAGGAGGCCGCTATGATCGACCCCGGCGAGCTGAACAAGTGGATCTTGCTCCAGAAACAGGACCCTGATAGCGAGGAGTGGGCGGATGTTGCGCATCTGCGTGCACGCGTCAACAAGACCAACGGCGGGCGCACGTTTGACGCAGGTGCGGATCAGCATCCGTATCAGCTGGATTTTGATGTCCGATACTCGCCGCGTGTCAAGGCGCTGGTATTTGAGCCGCACCTGTATCGGATCGTCTATGCTGGTCACCACTTTAAGGTGACCGACACCGACGACTATATGGAGCAGCACGCATATATCCGGATAAGGGGGCAGCTATATGAGTAAGCGCGTAGCCCCAACCGAACTGGGCGACGCACTCGGGGAGGTGCTGACGCTGTACGCGCAGGATGTCGCCGACGGCGTCAACGCCGTCGGCGAAGAGACGATGGTCAAACTCGTCGAGGAGACAAAGCGGACGGCGCCGATCAACTCGGGTGCGTTCCGGCGGGCGATCTCGTCGCAATGCATCAAGCGGCTCACGGGGGATGTGTTTGTCTGGTATGTCAAAGGCAGACAGGGACGGATCACGCACCTACTGGTGCACGGGCACGCCAAGCGGAACGGCGGCAGAGTGCCCGGCAACCCGTTTCTGGCGAACGCGCTGAAGCACCTGCTCCCGGAGTACGAGAAACTGGTAAAGGGGGTGGTTGAGCGTGATTGAGGAAATCCTGGCCGCAGCTGAGATCAATCATCGGCGGGCGAGATTTGCAAAGCCCCCGTCTGGCGTCTATGCCGTGTATACGGACGACATCAGTGCAGGCGGCGCGGATGACTACACCTGCATCTACGCCCATCACGCCACTATCGAGCTGTATGAGTCCGTCCCGGACGATGACGCGGAGACCTCGATCGAGGAGCAGCTCAACGTCCGCGGCATCCAGTGGGACAAGCAAGACCGCTACTGGATCCAGCAGGAACAGGTCTATCAAGTGGTCTACGAGTTTGATTTTGTTGCAAAGAGGAGGTAATTATGGCCAAGAGAGATAAAGATACAATCACCCTCGGTTCCGGCAAGGTCTACCTCAAGACCTACGCAGCCGAGGTGCCCGCCACAAAAGCCGACCTGACGGCGCTGTGTGCCGACGCCAATCTGCTGGGGCACATCAAAGGCGGCGCGGCGCTCGAGTATACGCAGGAAACCTACGAGGAGAAGGACGACCTCGGCCTTGTCTCCAAGATCATCACCACCGAGGAAGAGGCCCTTATGAAGCTCGGCCTTATCACCTGGAACGGCGTCACGCTCAAGAGCCTGATCGACCGTTGCGCGACCAGCGAGGCGGACGGCCTGCGCACGACCAAGATCGGCGGCGCGGGCAACGCGCAGGGTGGCTACTACGTCATCTGCTTTTATCATCACGACGTGGTGGACGGCGATGTGTATGTGGTTATCGTCGGCCGCAACACCGCGGGTGCAACACTCACTTTCGCCAAGGACGCGGGCACCCTGGTGGAGCCTGAATTTAAGGCGATCCCCCATGACAACAACGGCACCCTCGTGCTGCTGTTCGAGGAGATTCCTTCCGCCTGAGACCCAATTCAGCAGGAGGCGGCACCGCGCCGCCTCCTGTACGACTAAGGAGGCATCTGTATGATTGACTACACCCAGAGCGTAAGGCCTACAATGCCCGTTAAAATGCGGGACAGGCGGGGCACAGTGCTGCGCGTTACAGTTCCCACCCTCGACACAGTGGAGGATCTGGCCGCGATGGGCGATGTGCTGGCGGCTGCCGCTGACGGCACCGCGGAGGCGGTTGAGGCGCTCTACGATTTCGCGGCGCGCGTGCTCAGCTGTAACCGCGACCACATCGCCGTGACGCCGGAGGACATCACCGGCAAATATGACCTCGACGTCGACGACCTGACGGTGTTTTTCTCGGATTACGTCGACTTCCTCAACACCGTCACCCGCCGAAAAAACTAATTCTCCCTTGCTACTCGTCCGGGGGTGACAAGGGAGAACATGGCTATGACGTTGTGACGTATTGGCGCAAGCTCGTTGCGGACTATGCCCGCATGAGCCTGCCGGACGTGGGGCGACTGGATTACATCCAGTATCTCATCCTGCGCCGCGACGCCTATATCTACCGTCTGGAGCAGACCGAGGCGGGGCGAGAATATCTTGCCAATGCCTGGCGCATGGAGCAGACGGAACCGGACAGAGCGGCACTGCGCCGCAAGTTAGGAGGGAGGACAAGAGGTGGCAACCAACCGGATTAAGGGTCTGACCGTCGAGATTGGCGGCGACACGACAAAGCTCGGCGAGGCCCTGAAAAATGTGGAAGCCAAGAGCCGCAGCCTGTCCTCGGAGCTCGGCTCGATTAATAAGCTGCTCAAGTTGGACCCCACCAACACCGATCTACTCGCGCAGAAACAGCAGGTGCTCGCCGAGGCAATCAGCAGCACCCGCGAAAAGCTCGACACGCTCAAGGCCGCCGAGCAGCAGGTGCAGGAGCAGTTTGCCCGCGGCGAGGTGTCCGCGGAGCAGTATCGTGAGCTGCAGCGGCAGGTCACGGCCACCGAAAACAAGCTCAAAAAATATGAGGAGGCGGCGAAAGATACCGCCGAGACGATTGAGCAGCTCGGCAAGGGGACAAAAACCGCCGAGCAGCGTACAAAAGAGCTGGCCGACCGCGCGGGGCTGGCCGAGAAAGATCTTGATAAGCTCAAGGACAAGGCCGAGGAGACCGCCAACAAGGGGCTCAAGGTGATGGCCGCATCCGCCACGGCGGTGGTGGCCGCGCTCACGGCGTCCGCAGAGGCAACGCGCGAGTACCGCACCAATATGGGCAAGCTCAACGTTGCCTTTACGGACAACGGCCACAGCGTCGGGGAGGCCGCAGCGGCTTATCAAGAGCTGGTCGGCGTGATCGGCGAGAGCGACCGCGCCGTGGAGACGGCCAACCACCTCGCTAAGTTGACGGACAACGCCGAGGATCTTTCCGCGTGGTATGGTCAGATCCTGCCGGGCGTGTTTGCGACCTTCGGCGATTCCCTCCCGCTCGAGGGCCTGACCGAGGCGGCCAATGAGACGGCCAAGGTGGCGCAGATCACCGGCCCGCTCGCGGACGCTATCAACTGGGCGACGACCTCGAACGAGACGTGGGCGAAGGCGCTGGGGGATAATAGCGACGCGCTGGCCGCGTTTCAGGCAGCGACGGCCGAGGGCGAGAGCGCGGAGGACGCGTTTAACGCGGCGCTGCTGGCCTGCTCTGACGAGCAGGAGCGGCAGAGCCTGATTACTAAGGCGCTTACACGCCTGTATGGCTCCGCGGCGGACGCCTATAAGGACACCAACGCGGAGATCATCCGGGCGAATAAGGCTAACGACAACTGGACGGCATCCCTCGCTCGTACCGGCGCGCAGATGGAGCCTGTCATTACCGACGTCAAGGAGATGGGCACGGAATTGCTCCGGAGCGCGGAGAAGCCGATCCAGCGGCTGACCAAATACCTACGCAATACCGCGCTCCCGGCGCTGCAGCGCGCCTGCACCTATGTGCTCAATAATGGCCCCGCGATCATCAGCACCATCGCCGGTCTGACTACGGCGATGGCGGCCTACAAGGTCGGCGCGACCGCCGCCAAGCTCGTCACCAGCGACCTCGCCAAGGCGCTGCTCGGCGCGGAAAAGGCGCAGAAGCTGCTTAACCTTGCACAGGCGGCCACGCCGTGGGGGCTTGCCCTCGCAGGCGTTGCGGCAGTGACTACCGCCATCATCGCCTATTGCGCGGCGTCCAAGGACGCCGAGACGGCTAACGATACGCTCAGCGCGTCGGAGCGCGAGCTTATGACAGCCACGCAGGAGGCGTCCGCGGCGTTCCGGGAGCAGAAGGAGTCCGCCGATACCACGGCCGCAGGGCTTAACGCCCAGCTCGACCATACGCAAAAGCTGGCCGCGGAGCTGGAAAACCTCGCCGACGCATCCGGCTATGTGCAGGAGGCCGATCAAGCGCGAGCCGAATTTATCCTCGGCCAGCTCAACGACGCCCTCGGCACGGAGTACACGATGGTCAACGGCCAGATCCAGTCCTACGACAGCCTGCGCGGCAGCGTTGAGGATCTGATCGAGGCTAAGCGCGCGGAGGCCATGCTGGATATCTACAAGGACGACTACGCGCAGGCGCTTAAAAACGAGCAGGACGCGCTGGAGGCGTCCCGGGTGGCGTGGGGCGATTACACCGACCAGCTCCGCGCTGTCAGCGATAAGGAGGCCGAGTACGCCGAGGCCCGCAAAAAGGCGTCGGAAACGGCCTCCTACTATGCAGACTATCGCGCCCAGCAGCTGGCCAAGGAGCTGGCGGACGAAAAGGCGACCCTCGCGGAGAAAAAGTCTGCGTGGGAAGAGGCGTCGGGCGCATATGGCGAATACGCCGGTATGATCCAGCAGTATGAGGACGCCAGCGCCGAGGCGACGCAGGGGCATTACGACCGGGTGTCGGAGATCCTGCGCGATGAGAGCTACGCCTACGGCAACTATGCCGACGACGTGGGCGACGCCCTCGGGCAGACGCTCAACGAGCTGGAGCAGACAGCCATTTCGGCGGGCATGGAGGCCGAGCGGATCCGTAAAAACTTTGAGGACGGCGTCGAGGGCTACACGCAGGAGATGGTCGACGAGGCCGACCGCGCCCGCGACGAGGCGTTTGATAAGTTTGCGGGCACCTACGACGAGGCTTATGGCGTCGGCCGCGATATGGGCGACGGCATGCTCAACGGTATGGAATCCCGCCGTGGCGGCCTGCTGAGCAAGGTCAAGAGCCTTGTGTCCTCGATCTTTTCCGCGGCCCGCAGAGAGGCGGACAGCCATAGCCCCTCGCGCAAGATGATCAAAGTCTTTAACGACATCTGGGCCGGCGCCGAAGTAGGCACCGACCAGGCGCGCAAGCCCCTTGCCGACGCCACCGCCGAGACGGTGCGTAAGATGATGGACGTCGCCGCCGACGCGGGCGCGCCGTCTATGGCGATCCAAACCGTGGAGCGCCGAACGGCCGCAACGGCCAGCACGCAGGCGGCCGCCGCGGCGACGGCCTACAACGATAAGCTCGACAAGATCATCAACGCCATCGAAGCTGGCAAGTATATCATGCTTGATGGCGATACGCTCGTCGGAAAGACGGTCGACCGCAGCAATGTCGCAATGGGGCGCCTGCAGACGCAGGACGCCCGGAATGTGAGGTGATAGTGTGCCGCGTAAAGTAATCATCGGAACCTACGACACTGCCGTGAACGGCTGGACACTCGCCGGCTACGAACTGGCGCCGCCTATGTGGCGGGAATCGTACATCGAGGTGCCCGGTATGGACGGTCTGATTGACGCGAGCGCTGCCCTGACGGGCGAGCCGCGGTACGACAATAGGGCGCTGGAGATTACCCTCGAGCTCTCGACCGGGACACGCGCGACGCGCGAGACTGCCATCTCGGCCATGATCGCCGGGCTGGATGGACGCGAGGTGCGCATCATCCCCCCAGATCTGCCAGACCATAACCTTGTCGGGCGTGTGCACGTATCGCGGCAGTACAATGATCTCGCGCATGCGCAGGTGATCGTGACGGCAAGCTGCGAGCCGTGGCAGTATAAGTCCCTCGCCACCGTCGTTACCGCATCCGACCTCTCCGTCACCTACAAACAGCTGACGCTCGTGAACGAGGCACGGCCGGTTATCCCCACCATCACGGTGGCGCAGGATACGACGCTGCTGTGGGGCGGCAACGAGATCGCGCTGGGTGCCGGCACGCACCGGCGGCCGGAGATCCGGCTCGCTGCAGGGGACAACACCCTATCGGCCAAGGTGGCCAGCGGAACCGGCTCCATTGAGATCAAGTACCAGGAGGCGACGCTGTAATGTATCAGATCACATACGGGCCGTATGTCCTATACGATCCCCGCCTTGCCACGCGGGAGGATAAGCTTATTGTCCGGGATCCCTCCGTTCATCTGGCCGTCGGCAAGGCTGGCGACCTCTCTTTGACGCTTCAGCCGGATCACCCGTATCTGGGCTATCTCCGCAAAATGCGCGGCGTGGTGACGCTGCTGGACGGCTCCGTGCCGATCTACCGCGGGCGTATCACCCGGGACACCAAGGACTTTTACGGGGCGCACAGGATCGAGACGGAGGGTATGATGGCCTGCCTAAACGACAGCATCATTGAGCCGTTTGCATATCCGGACGATTTCGCCGAGGACGCGGGGTATCTCGCCGCCGCCGAAAGCGGCAACGTCGTGGAGTATCTCCTGAAGTGGATCCTCGCCCGGCACAACGCGCAGGTGTCCGAGGAGCAGCAGATCAAACCCGGCGTGTGCACTGTGACGGACCCCAACAACTATATCACGCGCAGCTCGACCGATTATCTCACCGCGATGGAGACAATCCTCACCCGGCTCGCGGGATCGTCCCTCGGCGGGTATCTCATTATTCGATACGAGACGGACGGCAACTATCTGGATTACTATGATGAGCTGCCGCTCTCCAACACGCAGTCGGTCGAGTTTGCGGCCAACCTGCTCGATTTAACCAGCGCGCAGGACGGGACGGAGATCTACACGGCCATCCTGCCGGTGGGCAAGGACGGCCTGACGATCTCCGGGCTGGAGGACAGAGATCTGACGGACGATCTTGTCAAAACCGGTGCCATCATCTACAGCAAGTCCGGGATCGCCGCCCACGGCCGCATCACGAAGTATGCCAAGTGGGACGATGTCACCGTCGCGGACAACCTATTGACCAAGGCCAAGGCTGCGCTGGCCGACAACGGCCTATCCATGCCAGAGACAATCAGTTGCACGGCTGCAGATCTTGGGTGGATGGACGGCGTCCAGCACTTCCGCGTCGGCCGCATGACGCTTCTCGCGTCCACGCCGCACGGCTACAGCGCGGCCTATCCGCTGCTGGAGCTGTCTCCGGATATCCTAAACCCTGGCAACACGCAGATCGTCATGGGCGGCGCGCGCCGCACCTATACCGGCGCCCGCGTGGACGCAGACCGCAAACTGCAGGAGGATATCGACAGCACACGCAGCGACATGACGCAGCAGATCGGCGGCGTCATCCAGACGACGCATGATCAGATCACCACGCTGCAGCAGAACGTCAACTCGATTGTCCTTGCGGCGCTTGAGGGGTATGTGCAGACCGGGGACTTTGGCCAATACAAAGAGCAGGTCTCCACCAAGCTGGCACTGCTTTCGGACCAGCTGGCGATCGACATCACGCGGATCTCAGATCGTGTGGATAATGTGGATGGGGATCTGCAGCGCAAATACAGCGAGATCACCAAGGCGTTCCACTTCACGAGCGACGGCCTGATCGTCGGCGAGACGGGCAACGAGATCCTTCTCCGGTTGGACAACGACGTGCTGCAGTTTGTGCGCAACAACACTCCGGAGCTGCAGATCACGGCCGAGGGCGTTGAGGCGCTACGCGTGAGGGTGTCGTATCTCATCGTCGGCAACGTGATCCACGCTGCCGACGACAGCGGCGACGAGGTCGTGTATTAAGGAGGGTGTATGGCAGTATCACAAAACCTGGCTGTGGACCAGATCGGCCAGAGCATCGAGGGCAATTATTCTACCGTCCGCATCCGCTGGACGAGCACCCAGACGGGAAGCAGCCGCAATGGCTTTACCCGGACGGCCTACTACTACATTTCTATTAACGGGGGCGCCGAGCAGGAGTATACCGTCAGCTACACGCTGCCGGCCAACACCACACAGGTAATCCTCGACACCACCATCACCGTCCCGCACAATGCAGACGGCACCGGCACCGTCGCGGTACGCACGTGGATGGATACCGACATCTCTGCCGGCGTAGTCCGCACGAGCAAGACGGTTAATCTCTCCACCATCCCGCGGGCGACGACGGCCGAGGTTGGCGCCATGACAATGGGCAAGGCTGGGACGATCTCCCTCAGCCCGGCGAGCTCCGCCTTCCGGCACACGCTGGTGTATTACTTCGGCGAGGCCACCGAGACAATCGCGAGCAAGACGGCCGCGACGAGTATCAGCTGGACGCCGCCCAAAGCACTCGCCGAACAGATACCCAACAGCGCTGCGGGTGTTGGAGCTATCCATTGCATCACCTACAGCGGTGATACAAAAATTGGGGAGACGTCTACGCCGGTCACGGTGTCCATCTCGGACGATACCGTCCCGACGATCTCGGTCGCCCTGAGCGATCCTACCAAGGTCGCTGACACGTATGGCGGCTACGTCCAGCTGCGCAGCCGCCTGAAGATCGCCGTCACGGCGGCCGGCATATACGGCAGCAGCATCAAGGCGTACAACGTCAAGGTTGGTGATATCTACACCGGGGCGTCGGCCAACAACACGACGGACTATCTGCCGGGCGCCGGCACGCTGGCCGTCAACTGCACCGTCACGGATAGCCGCGGCCGGACGGCCACATGGGCACAGGATATCACTGTAATTGCTTATGCCAGGCCGCAGGTATCGGCCATCGCTGCCGCCCGCTGTAACGCAGACGGGACGGCCAACTGGTCGGGCGAGTATGGCAAGGTGACATTTTCGGCCGCTATCACCCCGCTTGACGGCAAAAATACCGCCCGCTACACGGTGCAGTACCGCGAGCACGGCGCGGCTGACTGGCTGACGGCCGCCATCACCGAGGAGGGCGACTTTAGCCCGGCCGACGTATCCGTTGTATTCGCGGCCGCGAAAAGCACCCGCTATGAGGTGCGCGTGCTGGCGACGGATCGTTGGGAGGGCATCGGATCCACCATCCGAGATTTGCCGGCGGCTTTTGCACTGCTGCATTACTGTAAAAGCCGACTGTCCGTCGGCATTGGGCGTCTCTGCGATAAGCTCAACGCCTTGCAGGTGGCGCTCGACGCCTACTTTGATGGCAGCGTCACCGTGGATGGCACGCTCGTCGTCGCCGGCAAGACGCTGCTGGATCGCACATATCCGGTCGGAGCGATCTACTTGTCTACAGCGGCGACGGATCCAGGCACGCTCTTCGGCGGGACGTGGGAGCGAATCGAAGAGCGCTTTCTGCTTGCTGCGGGCGGCACCTTCGCCGCGGGAAAGACCGGCGGTGAAGCGGAGGTAACACTGACGGTGGACGAAATCCCTGATCATACGCACAGCTATCAGTACACTGGCCAGAGCACTGTCATTGGTACGGACGCGATCCGGCTATATGACGGCAACGGACAGCCGAACCAGTACACGGGGCAGCAAAGCAGCAACTGCGGGGGCAAGGCGCACAACAACATGCCGCCGTATTTGGCAGTATACATGTGGAAACGCACAGCATAAGGAGGGAACAATATGCCTGATATCAATATCACAGTGGCGCACAAGGTCGCGGTGTCTGATACGCAATCCATCGTATGCGACAACAGCGGCTATGTGGTGCATTGGACGCTCGACGAAGAGTGGAGCGCCTACGACACCAAAACCATGCGAACGATCTACATGGACGGCACGTTCGAGGATAAGGTGTTTAGCGGCGACACGATCGCGCTGCCCGTTTGCACCGTGCCGGGTGCGGTGCAGATCGGCCTGTTTGCGGGCGACATCCGCACGTCGCGCGTGGCAATCCTGCACGCGCTGCCGTCCGTGAGGTCTGCGGCTGGCGCGCCTGCCGATCCAACACCCGACGTGTACGATCAACTCATGGAGCTTATCAATGGGATGGGTGGCGCAAAACCGGATGACATTGCCAAGGCGGTTGCTGATTATCTGGCAGCCCATCCGATCGAAGAAACTGACCCGACCGTCCCGGAGTGGGCAAAGGCTGAGACCAAGCCAACATACTCCGCCGCAGAGGTCGGAGCTATCGCACAGGCAGATCTGCAAGCCGCAACGGACGCGGCGCTTGCACAGGCCAAATCTTCCGGAGAGTTCGACGGCGCGACTGGCCCGGCTGGCCCGGCTGGCCCGCAAGGCCCTGCCGGTGCACCCGGCAAGGACGGCGCAGGGATGGACGTCACCGGCGCGTCGGTCGGCCAGATCGCCAAGATTGCCGCCGTGGACGCATCCGGCGTGCCCACCGCGTGGAGTCCAGTGGATATGCCGGAAGGCGGGGGCGCGTGGGAGAAAATCATTGACACCGAAGTCAAGGAAGCCACACCAAGATTTACTTGTAATGGGCTAAACTGCAACGAAATTTACATTAAATATAGCAAGATGGAGAATGCAACTGGTATAAATTCTGTACAGGATTTGTATTTGAATGACACGTTAATTATGTCCGGCGCGACTATCGTAAATAAAAGCGGTGGGGGCGTATACGGCTGGACATTATGCCGGAACAACGGGATCGTGTGGGTCGCAGTGAAAAGCTACGGCGCTATATCCGAATTAAACCTAACTCCGGGCTTTGTCTCTGCGCCGTATAACTTAACATCTGGTGTTGGATCGGCAACGACACTAAAACTCGAGACGCCTAATTCAAAGTATGCGCCAATTACCGGGAAACTGGAGGTGTGGGTGAGATGAAAAAATACGTAAACGGCGAATACGTCGACATGACCGCCGCCGAGATCGCGGCCATGCAGGAAGCATCTGCGAAAGCCGAAACCGAAGAAAAGCGCCGCCCGCTGTCTCTGGGCGAGGTGCAGGAGATGATGGTGCGGGCACAAATCAACACGCTTTCCGTGGACGACGCGACCGCGCTGCGCATGGTGGCGTACTACCCCGAGTGGACGGCTGGCACGGCCTACGCAGTCGGTGACAGGCTGGTGTACAACGGCGACCTGTACAAGGTGATTCAAGCGCACACATCGCAAGAGACGTGGCTGCCCGGAACCGGCACGGAGAGCCTGTACGCCCGCATCGATGAGCAGCACGACGGGACAAAGTACGACCCCATCCCGTACAGCGGCAACATGGCGCTGGAGGCGGGCAAGTACTACAGCCAGAGCGGCAAGACGTACCTGTGCAACCGCGACACGGGCAGCCCCGTGTATCACGCGCTGGCGGATCTGGTGGGGCTGTACGTCATCGAGACGGAGGTATAACCAACTAACCCCGCCCTGACGGGCTTAATTTACACGCGCAAATGCGCAGAGAGGAGTAAATCATGAAAGAAAACGCAATCAAGGCCGTGCTTGCTGCAGCGCTGGGGGCGCTGGCATCCTACGGCACGCAGCTCATCATCCCGGCGATCATCCTCGTCGCGGTGATGGTGCTGGACTACATCACGGGCATGGCCAAGGCGTGGCAGGCCGGAGAGCTGAGCAGCCGCGTCGGCATCGGCGGCATCCTGAAAAAGGTCGGCTATCTGGTGATCGTCGCGGTGGCCTGCGTGCTGGACTGGCTGGTGCGGTATGGTGCAGATCAGATGGGACTGGACTGGAAACTGGATTTCCTGATCGCATCTATCGTGGTGATCTGGCTGGTGATCAATGAGCTGATCTCGATTCTGGAGAATGTGGCCGCGCTGGGCGCGCCGGTGCCGGGATTTCTGCAGAGCCTGATTAAGCGGCTGAAGGTGTCGGTGGAGGACAAGATCGAACCGAAGGAGGAAACCTGATGAACATCATCGAGAAGGACTACAACTGGGCGCACGAACTGTCTGCCCGTCAGGTCACGAACCTGATCATCCTGCACCACGCTGCGGCCAAATCTTGTACGGCAGCGGATGTACACAACTGGCATCTTAACCGGGGGTGGGCTGGCATCGGCTACCACTTTTTTATCGGCAAGGATGGCAGCGTCACGCGTGGCCGTCCGCTCTGGGCAGTCGGCGCGCACGCCGAAAGCTGCAACTGGCGCTCTGTCGGCGTGTGCTTCGAGGGCGATTACCAGGCTGAGACGGAGATGCCCGCCGCGCAGCTGCAGGCCGGGCGTGAGCTGGTGCAGTATCTCAAGGCTAAGCTGGGCGTGGATCGTGTGGTTGGCCACCGCGACGTTGCAGTGGCGGGGACGAGCTGCCCCGGCCAGTATTTCCCGTTCGACGCGATTTGTGCGACGGACAACAACACTAATACCGAGGAGGACATTATCATGGTAGCAACACAGATGATCGGCAACGGCGACCGCGGCAACGCGGTGCGCAGCATGCAGGGCGCGCTCATCGCGCAGGGCTATAAGTGCGGCAGCTACGGCGCGGACGGCATCTGCGGCGCGGCGACCGTCGCGGCAATTAAGGCTTGTCAGCGCGCAAACGGCCTGACGGCGGACGGCATCTGCGGCCCCGACACGTGGGGTGCGCTGCTGGCCAAGTAAGATGTAAGATGATAGTATGCCCCCTCGCCGCAATGGCGAGGGGGTGTTTTTTTACTCATCTTCGCTCGCGGCAAGCCCCACAGCAGGCCGAAGCAGCCGCTCGACGTATGTGCTCATGGGCGCGCCGTCTTCCGCGGCGGCGCGGCGCAGCGCTTCGACGGTGTCCGCGCGCAGGGACAGGGTAATCGTGGTTTGGCTGTCATCCTCGGTGACCGCGCCAAACTCGGCCTCGTAGGCCTCGGCGCTCAGGTGATCCGCCGCCCACTGCCGGGCAGCAGCGTAGGAAATCGGGGTGATCCGCTCGCTGCCGCGCCAGTTGTTGCTGCCGGTGCGGACAGCGTAGCTGGTCATGGGGCCGCCCTCGCCGTGCAGGAAGTACTCGCCCGTGCGCTTGCGGTACAGCGTCTCGCCGCTGTAGGAAAGTTCATTGTACTCGTGGCCGTTGTCCGATAAGCCGATCCGTGTGGCGGTGGCGGTGTCGTACACCTTGTTGTTGATGATCTTTCTCATTTTTTGTCCTCCTTTTAGTTAGTCCCACGCATGATCCATGCAATATTTTGCCCACGCAGCCTCCATCTCGGTGACCGCCACGTTGTAATCCTCGCCGTCGAGGATCTTTTTCACGGCAACCTCGCCGAAGCTGGCCTTAGCGATATTCTCCGACCGGCTGTACTCTCGCGCGTTGATGTAAGCAACCGCTTTGGGGTACTGGTCATACATCGCTTTAAGGTCATATTTAGGCTTGGGCCGGACGCCAATTCCTCCGCCGCCCTCGCCCTCGAACGATGCTTCCCACTCTTCGTGCCACGCGGCCAGATCCGCCCGCGCGTGTTCGATCTCCGAAAGGCCGGGGATTGCCTGGATCTTTGCCTCCCGCTCGGCTCGCGCCTTGGCGGCCTCCTGCTCGGCGCGCGCCTGCTCGGCTTCTTGCTCCAACAGATACTGCAGGATGGCGGGCTTGTTGGCGCGCATGTAAGCCACGATCTCGTCCCTGCCGCACTTGGGCGGGCAGCATCCGATCTTGTCCTCGCCCGTGCGCTGGACATGCAGAGCCGCCACAAACTCCGCGATGGTCATCTCACTGTACTTTTTCATGGTTTTGCTGCCCCCTTACTTATTCGCGCTGTCCTGCGCGTCCAGATACTGGATGATTTCCGCGCGATGCGTCTTGATGTAGTCGCGCGCGGCGTCCTCCTGCCCATCCCACGTGCGGTAGCGGAGTTTGCCGTCCTCCTTGCGCGTGATCCGAAACGCCTGCACGACCTCCTTGACCGTGACCTCGCTCCAGTCAGGCCCCATCCCGTAGTCGCCGATGTGGGAGACGATCTTACAAAGGACGAGGTCGACAATCTTGTCAAGGGACTGCTTGGCGGAGAAGGTGGTATGTTCCCAAGGGCCGACGTTGGCGGTGAGCCTATCACCGACAACGCCAAACGACACGGCGTCGCCGTCTTGTGCGCCGACCTGGAGCACATAGCGGTGCCCACGTCCCAGTCCCCACTCGATCGCCTCCTCGATCGTGTCAAATCCGATCTCGCTGTCGAATATGCAGCTATCGTTGCTCAGACTAACTTCATACTTCATAATTTTCAATCCTTTCCGGCCTTTGGCCTGTCCGTTATCTTTACTGTAATTAAAGTATAACATAGACTTTAAATAAAGTCAAGCATTATTTTGATTTGCGTGAAAAATATACGGACGTTGTTTGGACCGTTGCTGACCGTGCGCTTGCAAACTTAACAGCGAAAAAACTTGACGGAAAACGAGCCGTGCGGTAGAATATTGACATAGCAGCGCCGCAAGGTGCAGCAACACCGCCGAGGTGGGGATCAGGCGCCCCGCTTCGGCGGTGTTGTATTATATCTAAATGCGATACGTCCC